ACAACACCCAAGACATTCCTCATCGGGAGCCCTGGCATCCAAAAGGGGTCTTTGCTCATTGGAAGGAGGTTGATGCTGCCTTGGATGACCCGAATGTGGACATCATTTACATCTTTGGTGGGAACCGAGGAGGGAAATCGAGGTATGTGGCTTCCAGGGTTGTCCGGATGATGGTTAACAAGCCAGACTACAAGGTCTGGTGTTGTCACAGCTCCAATGATAGTTCTATTCAGGTTCAGCAGCCCTACATTTTCGAGTATTTGCCCCATGCCTGGAAGGAGCAGAAACGGACTGTCAGGTCTGTTGTTAATGTAGCCTTCACTCAGAAGAACGGGTTTTCCAACAGAACATTTGTGGGGATTAACCACAGTCAGTGTTGGTTCAGGAATTACACCCAAGACTTGGGGACATTGGAGGGGACGGAGCTGGACCTGATTTGGATGGACGAGTTGGTGCCTTTATCATGGGTTGAGACCCTGAAATACCGTCTTGTGACCAGGAAGGGCAAAATGATTGTGACCTTTACCCCGATTGATGGCTACACACCAACGGTGAAGGACGCCATGGAGGGAGCCATCATTGAAGAAACTCAGCCAGCCAAGCTGATTGACCCTACATGGCCCAGCAACATCCCTGGTGTTCCAAGGGGACACATGCCAACGGTTGGCCGGACAAGGTCTGGCAGGGGCAAGATATTCTGGTTTTTCACTGAGTGGAACCCGTTCAATCCGTTCAAGCAGATGGAACGGACCTTGAGGGGCAGAAACAGGGAGGAGGTTGAAATCCGTGCTTATGGGTATGTGACAAACCCAGTTGTGGGCAAGTTCCCAGCCTTTACGGACAATAACATCGTCAAACCAGAGGAGATACCGAGTGAAGGGACCAATTATATGTGTGTGGACCCGACTGGTGGGGATAGGAACTGGTTCATGCTTTGGCTCCGGGTGGATGACTTGGGTCGAATGTTTGTTTATCGGGAATGGCCTGACTACAAGAACTACGGGGAATGGGCACTACCAAGCACGAAGCTGGACGGCAAGGCGGGCCCAGCACAGACAGCAGACTGCGGGAGGAACATCCATGAGTATAGGAAGCTAATCAGAGAGCTGGAACGGCTAGATGGACCTGTTCAGGAACGTTACATAGACCCCCGCGCGGGCCGTGCAGCAGTGATTGGGCAGCGGGAGCATAATCAGAGCTTGATTGACATCCTGGCAGCACCAGAGCGAGGTGCAGGCGGGGAAGTCACCAAGGATGGGTTGGTTTTCGTGCCTGCTGCCATGCTGGAAGTGGATGAAAGCTGTTCCATGGTGAACCATCTGTTCAGATACAACACAAACGAGGAACTCTCCATCCTGAATGAGCCGAAGCTGTATGTTTCGGATGCGTGCAAGAACTTGATTTACTCCCTGAAGACTTGGACAAATGCGGACGGGCAAAAAGGAGCGAGCAAAGACCCAGTGGACGTGTTGCGCTACATGATTAGCATGGACCCAATGCATGTCCAGCCCAATGCTGATTACACGACCGAGGCAGGTAGTTATTGACCTTTTTCTGTCACCCTATATAGTGTTTTGAGCGAGGGTCAAGAAAATTTATCATGTCACAGAACACCGACGACCAATTACAGGAAACAACATCACCCAACGTGGATGAACTTTGGAAGGATTTCCGAAGGTCTGCCAGCGATGACCGGACTACTCACCGAGTCAGGGAAGCGGATGAAACCAGGTTCGCTTCATGGGCGGGACAGTCCAGGGACGGGAAGAAGCATGCAAAGGACTTGGGCCGTCAGCCCTTTCCGTGGGAGAATGCGTCTGACACCCGGATACGGTTGGCTGATGAAGTGTGCAACTTTTTCGTCAACCTCTCCACGTCTGCCATTTCCAGGGCCGCACTGAACGTGTCTGGCACTGAAGGCGGTGACCATGAGAACGCTGCAGCCATTGGAGTGTATTTGCGGTGGATGTTGAACACATTGATGCAGCCAGACTGGGAAGAAGAGCTGGAACTGCACTCGGAGTATGTAGCGCAGTATGGTTGGAGCGTTCTTCATGTGACCTGGGACCGATGTTATGCCCAGGTTCCCCGCGAAATCAACCTCCAAACCCTATCTGGCTTCTTAGGAGTCAATGCCCCCCAACAGTTCGAAGCTCTAACCTCTGCGCTACAAAACGAGCAGGAATACCTGGCAGACATGCTGGTGGCCACCAACGAAGGCTTGACCAGAAAGAAGGCACTGAAACACATCAAGGAACTGGCCGAAACTGGCAAGACAACCTTTGAGGTGCCTGAAATGGTTGTCAACCGCCCCAGTGTAGTGGCCCTACGACCCTACTTTGAAATCCTGTTCCCACCGGAAACAACGGACTGGCACCGAGCAAGGTGTATTTTCCGAAGAGATTACCACACAGTGGCTGAACTGGAAGAGAAAGCAGCATCTGGGGAGTGGGATGCACGATTTGTTGAGGAAATCAAGCGGACAGCAGGTCAAAACAGTCAAGTATGGGATTACGGCCTGTCACCTGTCATTGGAGACACTGAACGGGTGGAAGAACGGACCAACTTGGTGGAAGTTATCTATGCATACTCCCGCAGAGTGACCGAGAACGGTAACCCTGGCATATATTTGACTGTTTTCAGTCCTTACACCACCAAAGACAGCAAGGGTGACGAGCTGTATGGCAAGCATGAACTTGTGACCGAGGCTGGAGACACTTACCCTTTCGAGGTGTTCACCCGGGAGAAGACCAGACGGAGCCCGATTGAATCGAGGGGAGTGTCTGAGATTACCAGAACTTGGCAGAACGAGTTCAAGGCACAGGCAGACATGGTTTTTGACCGGTCCAGCTTCGACACACTGCCACCACTCAAGGTGCCGCTACGCTACGGTCAGCGGATTAAGATTGGCCCAGGTGTCCAGGTCAGTGAGCAAAGGCCAAACGACATCGGTTGGATGGAGCCGCCAAGAAGAGGTGCCGAGCTGGCGTTTCAGTTAATGGAACACATCAAGGACCGGACAGACCGCTACTTTGGCCGTCCCAACCCGAAAATACCGCCCGTTGAGACTCAATTACACCAGCAGGCCTTTGTTCACCGTTGGCTCCGTCACATGTCCACGGTTATTCAGAGAGTGTGGGGCCTGGTTCAAAGGTTTGACCAAGACGAGCGGTTTGCAGCAGTCACGGCAACAGGCAAGCCCATACCCAGAGACCCGAACAAGTTCAACTTCAACCTGCACTTCGATGTCAGGGAGCTGGACAACGAGTTTGTGGAGAAGAAACTGCAAGCCATCTCACAGTTTGTCTTACCTGAAGACACCTTGGGCATTGTGGACAGAACCAAGCTTATCAGGAAGAAACTGCAAGTCATTGACCCATCCTTGGCAGAGGAACTGGTGGTTGAGAATGCAGAGGCTTCCCAGAAGATGTTCGATGAAGTCAACTCACAGATAGCCTACATGGCCCTTGGTAACCAGCCCAAATACGTTGAGAATGACCCAAGTGCAGGAATAAAGATGCAATTCCTTCAGCAGATTGTCGGGAATAATCCTAAATACCAGGCACAACTTGAACAGGATGAACAATTCCAACAACTCCTACAAGGCTACGCCCAGAACCTCAACATGAGTGTCATGCAGCAACAGAACAAACAAGTTGGAAGACTAGGAGTGAACCCAAATGCATAACGGTTACCCAGAATGGCTCATGCAGGCCTGCCAAGTGGCAGATGAACATCCGCTCAGGAAGGCAATCTATTGGACCCTGGACCAGGCTGCACAATCAGACCTGGCCGGGGTGACCAATCCAGAGTGCAACGATGCACAAAGGCACTACATGGCGGGCAGACTGTCAGCCATTCAGGACATGCACGAAGAGTGGAACACCATCTTCACTGAAGCGCACAACCCCACCAAGGAGTAGTAACTAACGTAAAAAGCACAACACCAATGCGTTTTGCTTAAATGTTAGGTAAGCCTAACTTTTTTCGTTGACTCTAAGAGCAGTATTGGCGATGATGCAGAAATAGGCCTCTGGAGTGCCTTTCAAAACCTCCTGGTGAAAACGGTAACTTGCGACCGCAACAGCATGGATAGTCCTAACGAAACGACCACCGATAACCAGCCGGTGGAGGCAGATAAAAGTGTTGGTGGAATGGATGCGATACGGAATGCCATCAAAGCAAGCCTGGAACCGAAAGAAAAGGAACCGGCCCAACCTGACGAAGCACCGGAAGCAACCGAACAAGATATTCCGACCCATGAACCGCCCGAGGCAGAAACGCAGCAGGCCGAGGACGATGTTCAGGATGACTCCGGAGACGACATCGGCTACCGAAAGCGAATCGATAAGCTGACTTGGCAGAAGAAAGAACTCCAAGAAGAGCTGGAAGAAACCAGACGGAAGCTTTACGAGCAGCAGCAATCGACACCGAAGACAACCCCAGAGGCACCAAACGGAATCAGTGACCTCGTCAACCAGGCAGACACTTTCGAGCGTCTGGAACAGTTGGAAGAGGAAGCTAGGCAGGCTGAACGATGGGCCAAGCGTAGTTTGGCACGATACAGGAGAGACCCTGACTCGGTTGAACAAGAAATCGAGAACAAGATTGGGAGCATCCCTGACGATGTTGAGGAGTGGCTGGAAGACCTTAGTTTGAACGCAGAGTTCAGCAGGGAATCAGACATACCGAAGCGCAGAAAAGCCATCGAGCAGCAGAATCAGTCATTTGAATTTGCAGCCACCAAATATCCGTGGCTGAAAGACCCTCAGAACCCGGCACGGGCGTGGGTGGAACAGGTGAAAGAGGCGAACCCAGGCATAAAGAACTTGCCAGATGTGGACCTCTATTTAGCAAGAGCCTTGGTTGGTTTCTATATTGAACAGGAACAACAGGCTAAACCAAAATCAGTCAAAACACCTGACCCAACCTCCCAGCCGCGAAAACCGGCTGCATCAGCCGTGACGGTTTCTGAGAGTCTTAAAAAAGTTCAGGAGGCTAAGTCTAATGTAATGAAGACCGGCTCGATAGACGGATTGAAGAGCTGGATTAAGGCTGCGGCAAACGCAAGATAGAACACATAACTGAAAGGACAATCCCATGGCAGGATTATTTGAAATAAACCAGGTCGCAAAGCGAGAAGATTTGCTCGACCTCCTTACACGCGTCGATTCCAAGGCAACCCCTTTTATGTCGATGGTCAAAAAGGGGTCCACACCCCGAAACACCACACTTGAATGGCCCGTAGACACCTACGCTGACCCAGCTTTGGGCGGGGTAGTAGACGGCACTGATGTCTCCACTTATGAGAATCATGCCGCAGACCGTGCCCTGCTCACATCTTATCTGCAAACATTCCGCAGAACCGCCAAAGTCTCCAGACTTGCCCAAGCGGTGTCGGACGTGGCCGGTGTGACGGACGAAATTGCCGAAGCGATTTCGAAGAAAGGCGTTGAGCTGCTGAGAGATATGGAAAGTTCATGCCTGTCTGACCAAGAACACCAGGCTGACACTGGAAGTGTTCCTTACCTGCTCCGAGGACTCGGGGTTTGGTTGCGAGACACTACCAACCTGACTGCTGCTGGTGCCGGTTCTGTTGCTGGACAGTCAGTGTTCCAAGTCCCTGCTGCATATCGTGCAACTGTGGAAGGAACTGCAACTGCTTCCCTCACCGAAACCACCATCCAGACCTTGCTCCAGACACTCTGGACAAACACTGGTATGCGAGGTGACTACAAGCTGTTTGCTGACGCCACGCTTCGTCGTCGGTTCACGGACTTCACCCGAACGATTGCCACCGCTGGATATTCCAGCCGTGACTTCAACTTCGACGGTGCGTCCAAGAAGGTCACCAACACCACCACCATCTTTGAAGGTGACTTTGGTGTGGTTGAAATCATTGCCGACAACTTCATTGGGTTTTCTGCTGATGGCAGCTCCCAGGAAGCTGGCCGTGGTTACTTGCTGGATATGGACAAAATCCATCTCCGCATGCACAAGCAGCCAACGGTTGAGCGATTTGAAGACCAAGGCGGTGGTGAGCGATTCATGATTGAATCCCGTGCTGCCCTGTGCGTCTTGAACCCGCTCGGAATGGCACAATTCTCACCCGCATTGACCTAATCGAAAGGAACACTGAATTATGGAAATCAATAAACTTCCAATTGAAGCAGCAGCCATTCTGGGGTCAACCCATGAGGTGGTCATTGACTACACCGACCTGAGCGACACAGCCGGTACAAGCAAGACGCTCACTGTCACCATCCCTGCTGGAAGCTGGGTGCGTGGTGGAGCGCATGTCTTGGAGACCGACTTCACAGACGGTGCGGCAACCTTGTCCAGCCTGGTCTACACTGTAGGAGACGGTGATGACCCAGACCTCTACATGACCTCAACCGAGGTGGAGACCACTGGCAGTGAGGTTGACTACAAAGCACCCACAGCAGGGTCTGGGGCAGTCTCCAGGGAAGTTGGAAAGGTCTATGCCAGTGCTGACACATTGGACATTGCCTTCACGGCTTCTGGGGCCAACCTGTCCACACTGACTGGTGGTAAGCTTCGATACTACTTTGCCATGGTCGACTTGGACGACCTGAAGAAAGGCTAAAACACTCTATGGGGTAACGCCCATGGTCACGTAACACACCCTCAGCAGTGGCAGGTCAGCAATGGCCTGCCACTAGCCAAGGGGAGTGAACAAAAACCAAAACAACTATGAGCTACGAGGACGAGTTACGCGAACATTTGGCAAGGAAGCACGCTTCCAGCCACGACCGCCGCCATGCTGAGGCACTGGCAGCACAAAAAGAGATTGCAAGACACAACCAGAACTCCAGGTCCATTGAAGGATTGGGACGTGCGGTGATGGAAGTGGATAGTCGGGTCTACAATGAATGGACCCGCAAAGAAGGTAAGGACATCTGGAAGGACAAATCCTTCCGTGAATACATTGCCCGGGGGAACCCAGAATTGAAGGTTAATTCAAAAGGGACCGGCAAGGTGCAGGTAGGATATGGCTCTTGACCCACTAAATTACGGACAAACGCTACAGAACGTCACCAACCTGGCGGGTATTGATTACAACACCCTGTCAACCATTGAGTGGCGTTTGTTCCGTGATTTAATGTCCCGCCGCATCAAGTATGCTTGGCAGGCTGCTAAATGGCCTGAGACGTGCGTGACAGAGCAAAGAACGGTCACGCAGTCCGGTGGGGATGAAGGCAACTACATTGCCCTCAACCAAGCTGGCGAAACTGAAATCAGTGAAGTCTTTGCTGTTTGGAATAAATCACCGAAGAGTAACCAAGACAATGTGGACCTGACTTGGTTCCTGTCGGAAAACGGAATCCAGATTGCCGAAGCCAACACCACAGCCTATGTCTGGTATCGCAAGGTGAACCCAACACTGTTTGGGGAGGCTTACAGCCAGAACAACACCTATTCAGCAGGGCAGCAGGTTTATGACACAACTGTCACCAACTTCTACACGGCGACCGACACAATCCCAAGCGGGTCAGATAACAGTCCAGCGACAGCCCCGGTAAACTGGGCACTGGTCTCAATCCCTGTCATTTTTCAGGATTACCTTATCCGTGGCACCTATGCTGACTATTTAAGGCACAACGGAGAGCTGGACAGGGCTAGGGTGGCCGAAGCGGATGCCAGGGATGTCCTCGACCACGAACTTTTGAAGCTGCACACGCAGCAAGGCCAAACAACACAAATCGATGTCGCCTCGTATTAGGTGACCAACACTATAAAGCAATGGCAGGTTC